GAATTACATACACATGTAAACACACCCATGTCTCCGAAGTCAACACATAAATAATACAAGCGTAACTCAAGGAACACCAAGATGTCATATGAACTAACAACCTCTGATACTCAATATAACTTTCTGAAGAACTCTCAGTTTCAGCTAGTTATCCCCAGACTGCCGAATGTTTCTTTCTACACGGTTAACACAGGAATTCCAGAAATGTCTGTCGGCTATCCGACCATGCCTACCCCATTCAAGCCGATTCCCGTAACAGGCGAAGTTGCGGATTTCGGAGACTTGGTTGTGCGGTTCATTGTTGACTTCAAGATGAACAACTATTTTGAAGTTTACAAGTGGATGAGGGGGTATGCCAGAGTAAACAACTACGAGAACCTAAAAGACTATATCGCAGAAAATGATGGGAATCCAGAAATCGTAACTGAAAAAAGTTTGACCTCTGATATACAATTTGTTATCATGTCAGATAGAGGATGTGAGATTGCTCGTGTAGAATATAAAGATGCTTTTCCTACTTCCTTATCTGGCCTAGACTTGACTGCACAGGTCAGTGACGTTGAGTATCTTGTGGCAACCGCAACGTTCAAGTACAGCTATTATGAAATTGTGAAATAGAATTAGGAGTTTATTATGGAACAGACAGAATCAATCCTAGATCAGATTAAGTCTATGTGGAAAGAAGATGCAAAGATTAACGAGGGGAACATAGCAAAAGAAATTGCAAATGTTCCCCTTCTTCATTCAAAGTACATTGGATTACTAACTGATGTTAAGCGAGCAAGAAAGAGAACTGAAAACAAGTTGCTTCGTCTACAAAAAGACAAGATCAAGTATTACAAAGGCGAAATGACTAAAGATGATCTTGTCAAGTATGGTTGGAATCAATATCAAGGAAACAAGATTCTCAAGTCAGAGATGGGTGACGTTCTTAAGATGGATGAAGACCTCATGGTTATCGATGAGGAAGTATATGATCTAGATGTTACGGTTCAACTTCTAGAATCAATCATAAAAGAACTCAATTCAAGAAACTACAGTCTTCGAACACACGTTGATTGGACGAAGATGATGAACGGGCTTAACTAATGAGTAAAGTATTCATACAAAAACTAGACGAAACCTACATACAAGCTTGGTCAGATGATTCTGGAGTCGAACGTGAGATTCATGAGAACTTCACGTTTGAAGTTACTGGTTATCAGCACATGCCTGCATACAAAAAGGGCACATGGGATGGAAAGATTCGTTTGTACAACATCATGACGAAGAGAATCTATGTTGGTTTGACTGGAGAGTTAAGTTCTTTTGTTCGTAGACTTGGTTATGAGATTGAATTTTTAGAAAACGAAGAAGATAGTTTTTATCAGATTGACCCTGAACATGTGAAATCATACCTCAGTCAAATCTCGTTGTCAACTTCTGATGGTGCGTCGATGGACTTGAGGGGATACCAGATCGATGCCGTGGTGCATGCCTTGACCTCTAGGAGAACAATCTTGCTGTCGGCTACCGCGTGTCATGCGGCAGGAGACAAGATCATTATGGCAGACGGCTCGATAAAGGCAATAGAAGAAATCGCCGTAGGTGAGTTTGTGGTTGGCGCGGACGGAAACCCCAAGGAAGTTCTGGCACTGCACTCTGGAGAGGACGAGCTATTTGAAGTATCTCCAAAGAACAATAGAAAATCAATCACCGTAACTGGAGAACATTTGCTTTGTTTGCAGTTCACAAATGAGCAGAGCGGCAAACCACGAAAGCGTTATGGCACCACCGAGTATGTTTCTGTGTATGATTACCTCAATAAGGGGACTACCTACAAACACACATCAAAACTGTTCTATAACAACCGCGCAATCGCCTTTGCTCCGAAGCAGCATGATTGTAGGCTCAGCCCATACTTTCTTGGGTTGTATTTGGGAGATGGACATTGTGGAGCTTGCGCGATCACAACCATGGACCAAGAATGTGCTGATGCTGTTTTTGAAGAAGCCTCTAAATTTGGGTGTTCTGTTAGAGTTAAAGATAAGAAAAATTGTCGAGCAAAAACATATCACATTGTCGGCAGCGTTGGTTCACTAGACGAAGAGTGGCAGGGGTCCGCAGGCTACATCAGAAACAAAATATTCAATGAACTTGACAAACTTGGGCTACACTTCGGTCGAAATCAACAAGAAGGTGAGTCAAGTTATGTAACTTGCAACTCAAAGTACATCCCCGAGGTGCTATTTGTTGAGAGTGAGAGTTATAGGCTAGAGCTTTTGGCAGGGTTGATCGATTCTGATGGCGCTCTAAACCAGCTAAACACTTACTTTGATTTTACGGTTAAAAGTGCGGAACTTGCTCAGGGGGTTTATAGATTGGCGACTGGGTTGGGGTTCGTTTGTTCTGATAGTATTAGGAGAGTTGCAGGAACAAACTATTATCGAGTTATAATCATGGGAGATATATCAAGAATCCCAACTAGGATTCCGCGCAAGATAGTCGAAAATCATGCTATGAACAGAACACCCTACAGATCAGGGTTCACTGTTACCCCGGTGGGGATTGGGAAATACTATGGGTTAACCGTGGAGGACAGTCTGTATCTTCACGAATCTGGAATGGTAACTCACAATTCTGGCAAAAGTCTCCAGATTTACTGCATTATCAGATACTTGACCGAGTTTTTCTCAGACTTTAACGTGATGCTGATCGTTCCTTCTAAGGGACTTGTCGAACAAATGTACTCTGACTTCGCGCAGTATAGCATGCAAGACACTTGGCAGGTCAGTGATCACGTACAAAAAGTTTCTGGGGATTACGACAAGAAACTAGTCAAGCCAATCGTCATCACAACTTGGCAGTCACAGCAAAAAGAATCCGCAGCACACTTCAACAAGTTCAGAGCAATCATTGTAGACGAGGCCCACGAGGCCGCAGCTACCAGCCTGACTCGAATCATGGAACTTGCAAATCAGGTTGTATTCAAGATCGGCGCAACAGGTACGCTGCGGGACTGTAAGATGAACCTTCTTGCCTTGACAGGTTTGTTTGGCGTGCCCTACACGGTTGTTACGACGCGAGACATGATCGATATGGGGGCTGCGTCTGAATTGAAGATAAAGTGTCTGGTACTCGATCACCCAGAAGAAGTCAAGAAAACTTTCAAAAAAATGATGGCTGCGAAGACTTTTGACTATCAGACAGAAATCGATTACATTGTTACTAATGATGCTAGAAACAATTTTATTGCAAACTTAGCTGCTGATCTAAAGGGAAACACACTAATACTTTTCAATCTAGTAGAGAAGCAAGGAAAGACGATCAAGTCAATCCTTGAATCCAAAACAGAAAAGAACATCTATTACATTGATGGTAATGTGTCTGCCACAAAAAGAGAAGAGTACAGACAGCAAATTGTGAGTAGCGAGACTGACTGTATACTACTCGCATCTTACGGTACAACTTCCAGAGGATATTCTGTTTCTAACATTGACAATATCATTTTTGCTTCNNAAGGTCAGAAACCTCCAGTCAATCGGTAGAGGCTTGCGTCTGGCAGAAGGAAAGAGCTTTTGCACTCTATATGACATTGCTGATGACTTTACGATAAAGTCGACAAAAACAGGAAAGACATCAAAGATAAATTTTACTTTGAAGCACTTTCTTGATAGACTTACGTTATATACCCAAGAGCAATTCAACTACAAGACAATAAGGATACCTATGAAATGATCGACGTTAAACTGAGCATTTTGAAATTGTCTACTGGTGAGACAATCATCGGCGAAGTATTAAAGAATTATCAGAGCGACCAATCATACTACACTCTGGATTACCCTTTCACGATAACTCAAAGCCCTGCTACAAATTCCAATGGTGGCTACACTGAAATGATCTTGATGTTCCCATTCTTGTACAAGTTCTGTGAATCTGGCACGGTTCTTATCAAGAAGGAATTTGTGGTAAGCGAGCCAACTCACGCGAACGAAATATTCGTCAAGCTTTACAAGATCAATTTCATCAAACAGACTCTGCATGATGTTCGACAAAGCACTGCGATTGAAGAACTATACTCAGAGAATTACAAACAAAACACGCAAACATTACATTGATTATGACAGAAGAAATTGAAGAACTAGACCCCGAAATCAAGACAAATCATTATGTCGATAACAAGCTGTTTAAAGAGGCTATGATCAAGCAGATTGAGCTTTACAAGAACAGCGAAGAGAAGCCACAAGTAACAGACTACATCGCAAAGTGTTTTCTGGACATTTCAACACATCTCGCTTATCGCAGAAATTTTTCTGGTTATTCGTATAAAGAAGAGATGATCATGGACGGAGTAGAGGTTTGTCTTCGTTACTGGCACAACTACAATCCAGAAAAAGGTCCGCCGTTCGCATACTTCAATCGACTATGTTGGCAGGCTTTTGTTAATAGAATCAAGAAAGAAAAGCACGAGCAGAAAATC